TCGCACTCGGGCCACTCCGTCGGGTTCCGCTCCGCTTTTATTCCGGGAATCTGATATCTGGTAATCTGGAAATCTGATCTGGGCGGCATGATGCCGCCCTGACATTTTTGGAGGTTGGCGCATTGGATAATCTGAAAATCTGGCAGAAGACATATGACATGATCAAGTATGGAAACCAGTGCATAATTCAGTTCCCGAAAGCTGAAAGGTATGCCCTGGGATCCGAAATTAAGCAATCAATGTATAAAATTCTGCGGCTCATAGTCGTGGCAAATAAAAGCAGAAATAAAAAGCCTATTCTTTATGAAATAGACGTCGAACTTGATGTCCTTCGGACCTTCATTCGCCTGGCAGCCGATAAAGACATGAAGTATCTTCCCCTGCGAAAATATGAGAACTGGGGAAAAATGCTGAATGAGATCGGCAAAATGCTTGGTGGATGGATGAAAACAACCCAGTAAGGACACCGCGGGGTACATGTCGAATAAAAGCGGCTTGGCTCTCGCGGCGGCAACTGGAACAACACGTCGAACGCCGGCGTCTTCTACCTGAACGGCAACAACTCCCGTTCGAACTCGAACCACAACATCGGGTTCCGCTCCGCTGTTTGCTAATATCTATCTGAATGAATTGGACCAGTACGCAAAGAACGAACTGCGGCTGCACTATTACATCAGGTATATGGACGATGTGATCATCCTTCATGATGACAAGGCATTCCTTCATGAAGTAAAGGACCGGATCGAAATATTCCTAAACGAAAAGCTGCGCCTGGATCTTAATGCGAAGACATGTATCCGGCCAATAAAGGACGGCGTCGAATTCGTCGGCTTCCGGATATGGCCAACACACAGGAAGCTGAAAAAGACCACGGCAAAGAAGGTCAAAACCCGCCTGAAATACCTGATCAAAGCCGTGGCCGAAGGTAAAGAAGATCCTGGAATGCTGCAGCGCAGCATTGCTTCATATAAGGGCATACTGGAATATTTCAACAGTTACGGGTTCAGACAAAGCCTGAACCAAATGTTCAAGAAGGGATGATCAATAAAAAATGGACAGCGCGACATTATACGCCTTGATCGGCGTGACAGGTACAGTGTGCGGAATTTTCTTCGGATACATTGGATACAAAAGAGGGCTTCAAAAGGAATCATCAGACAGCGGCCGTGAAGCCGGTGCATTGAAGGCTGACATGGAATACATAAAGCGCAGAATTGATGATGTCCTACTGGAACAGAGGGACACAAACAAATCTGTCAATGCCCTGGCCGAAAGAGTGTCCAAAGTCGAAGAATCCGCAAAGCAGGCACACAAGAGAATTGACAGAATTGAAAGGGGGTTCGGCGATGAATAAGCGAAAAAGGAAAAAGGTGGCGTTCTCAAAGATCATATTCATAGGCGTTTCAGCGATGACCATTTCGGTGGTCATTTTTTCATGCCGGATGATCTATATTACCCACGATCTTTCACCGCTTGCGTCTTATTCCTTCGATCTTCGCCGAACTGGCCACTGCAACGGGGTTTTATTATCGCAAAGCGGAAAAGGAAAACACGAAAGGCGGGATCGTGTATGACGCAGCGATGGCCGAAAAAGCAAATAACGGGACTTTCCCGGAATAAGGAGGTATTCCGTAAATGAACCTGAAAACTTTATTTCTGATGAATAACGATTGTTACAAATCGGGGAAAAGACATACGGTAAAAGGGATCATGGTCCACAGTACCGGCGCGAATAACCCGTGGTTGAAAAGGTATGTCGGCCCGGATGATGGCCTGCTGGGACCAAATCCATATAATAACCACTGGAACACACCGAAGCCAGGCGGCCGAAGTGTCTGTGTTCATGCTTTCATCGGGAAGTTAAAAGACGGCAGCATTGCGACATATCAGACCTTACCATGGGATATGGTAGGATGGCATTCCGGAAGCGGATCCCTGGGATCTGCTAAAAATGCCAATAATAACGGCTATATCGGTTTTGAGATCTGCGAAGACGATCTGACGGACGCTTCATACTTCAATAAGGTTTACACCGAAGCCGTGGAACTGTGTGCTTACTTGTGCAAGAAGTTCAACCTGGATCCGCTGGCCGACGGTGTCCTAATCTGCCACAGTGAGGGTCACAAGCGCGGGATCGCTTCAAATCACAGCGATGTCATGCACTGGTTCCCGCGTCACGGGAAGAATATGGACATGTTCAGGGCTGCAGTAAAGGCTGAAATGGCAAAGACAGACACACCGGCACAGACTGGCCATCCGATCATCGGGAAACCCACTGCAACAGTGGGGCAGGCTAAAGAATGGGCCAAAAACAGCGGGGCCACTTCACTATTCATAAGCCTGGCCGATATCTTCTGGAAGCTGGCACCGTCTGCAGGCGTGGATCCCGTCGTGGCATACTGCCAGTCAGCTAAAGAAACCGGATACGGTAAATTCGGCGGCGTCCTGAATGAAACCTTCAAGAACCCATGCGGATTGAAGACGAAATCCGGAGGATCGAACAGTGATCTGAATGCACACCAGCGCTTCACTTCCTGGGAAGAAGGGATCCAGGCCCAGATTGATCACCTGGCATTATATGCCGGTGCTGCAGGATATCCGAAAGCAGGAACACCAGATCCGCGTCATTTCCCGTATTTGAAAGGCACTGCACCGACAGTCGAACAGCTTGGCGGCAAATGGGCGCCTTCTACTTCATACGGGACCGACATCGTGGCCATGATGAATAAATTAAAGGCCACAAAGGAACCAGCACCCGCTCCGTCACCTGGCGTCATGTATTATGTCCAGACCGGCGCATATTCTAACAAAGCCAATGCAGACACCCAGTATTACAAGGTAAAGGCTGCAGGGTATGACGCGATCATTAAACAGTCAGGTGGCCTTTTCAGGGTCCAGGTCGGCGCTTTCAGTGTAAAACAGAACGCTGATAACCTGGCCGCAAAACTCAAAGCTGCAGGTTTTGAAACCTATATCACCACGACAGGCGGAACGCAAGTCGCGCCGGGTCCTGAACCGAAACAACCAGCGGCCAAACCGGTCAAGGTCGGAAGTGAAGTGAAGATCAAGGCCGGCGCCACGAAATACGCCACTGGCCAGACCATTCCTGGATGGGTTAAGGACAAAACCCACATTGTTTCACAGATATCAGGTGATAGGGTCCTTCTGGGCGCAAACGGTGGGATCTGTAGCTGGGTATATCTGAATGATGTGGAAGTCGTAAAATAAGGAGGATGGAACATGGTTGAATTCTTTGATAGTGAAATAGGCCGCGCCCTGGTCACAACGGTTATATTGCCAGTGATCACCATAGTCGGCGGAATGCTGGTTGTCTTCCTGAAAAAGAAGGCCAGTGAGATCACCAAACGCATTGAGAACGAAACAATTCAGAACTATGTCAACCAGGCGAATGAAGCCGTCCTGCAGGCTGTTGATTATATGTTCCAGACATATGTGGACAGTCTGAAAAAGAAAGGCGAATTCGGCCCGGAAGCACAGAAACACGCCTTTGAAGAAGCAAAGAAGATCGCGCTGTCATTACTAACCCAGGAAGCAAAGGATCTTCTGCAGCAGCTATATAATGACGTGAATCTATGGCTTGACACGAAGATCGAACAGGCAGTGAAGCAGAACAAACTTCTGCAGTAAAATAAGGCCCTACGGTATAACGCCGCGGGGCCTTTTTATTATTTATTGTGTCGGTTGTTACGCCAAAGTAATCAGCAACTTTTTTCAGGGTGGCAGGTCGCGGTTCTGCACCGTTCTTCCATCCGTTCGTTGTGGACGATGACAGGCCCAGTTCTTCGGCCAATTTCGTCACCGATATGCCTTTTTCTGCGCATAGCTTCTGGACTTGATCAAAAAACATCCTTCTTCCCCCTAAATTTTACTGAACAAAAGAGAATTTAACTATTGACAACCGAAGAAAACCGTATTATAATGAGAGTGACCGAACAAAAGTGAATAAAAAACACACCCAATGAAATTCGCTTTTCATCGGTTTCGGTATAGTTATATTTATGTTCGCCACTACAATTATATAACTAAACCGAACAAAAATCAAGTAAAGGAGGGAAAATTATGGAAAAATATCTGACCTGTGAGCAGGTAGCCGAAAGATACGGCGTCAAGGTTATAACCGTTTGGGCTTGGATACGCGAAAAGAAATTGCCGGCAATCAGGATCGGTAAAGGTTACCGTATCAGACCCGAAGACTTGGAAGCGTTCGAAGCGGCCAGGAAAACGAAATAAAAGGGGGTTTGCACATGGGACAAGCACGAACGATCAACATTCCAGACCACCATCTTAACCGCCTGGCCCAGCATTTGATCAATGTAGTTCCTGAATATTTCAAAAATCCGGCCAATAATAGCCGGTTTAGAGAATGGGAAAACCAAAAAATTTCTGAAGGGAGGAAAAAAC